AATAAACCGACTCCATTTAATAATACCAATGCACGGTCTTTCCATAATATACTCACTACTAACCATAGTGAGACACCAATTACAGACGCCCATAGGTCATATAAAACGAATCCTTCCACACCTCTTAAGGACATAGCTGCTAATATAAAGACACTTGCAATCCACTTTACATACCAATCAGGTGTATATTTGGGAGTTGCAGACTTGAATATTCTCTTACTATTCTCTAATTCTTTCTTGGTAAATTGATTTTTTGTCATATTGAATACCATTATATCATACTATGTGGGTGTGCGAAAGGGGGTTTTACCTATAGCTATATAGTTTTTCCCAAAAAAAATTTTCTGATAGACAAATAAAAAACGGTCACAGGCTTTCATGGGGTGGCGTTGAGGCGGTCTGAAATTTTCGTAGGAGTCCCATATGACTGTTTTCTGTAAGGCTATTCTGTGTAATTATGTGGCGCTTCTACTATTATAACATTTTTTGCAGCCATTGTCAAGGCCTCTGATATGCCGTAGTAGCAGGGCTTTCAGAGGTGGCAGCCATAACATGCGTGGCGATATATTGTGTTTCGCCGACACAAAAAAGAATATATGTGGAGAATCTATCTCATCTTCTCCCGTCCAATCTCGGTTTGGAGACCCTATACTCTTAACTCAAAGCAATCCACGGACATATAGTATAGTCAATTCCGTAGTTATACACCTATTATACCACTAGTGAAAGACTTTTGCAAGGCCATTCACTACAATAAAATTAATATTCAGCTTACCTATTATCTCTATACCTAGTCGTTGGTATACAGAGTCACACATAAGCGCCCATGATTCATTCATACGGTCACTGTTATCCATAGCGAGTTGCATTTCCTTACTATTAAGAGGGATAACTATATCATTCTCACTAGAGGAATCAACCTTGGAACATATTAAACCGTTAACTATTTCTTTCATTTATACTATATGCTAACAGGTATAGAGAGAAAAGTCAAGGCCCCAGGCCGAATAAAGGCCATATATTCCGCCCCCTCGGAAAGGCCCGTATATAGGGGGCCTCCGAGACGCCTTGACTCCCCGCCAAATATGTGGTTAATATCCCCGAAGCCGAACGGCTAAAAGCAAAAAAATCACACTTTCACCATAATCACCTTTGAGTATTATTTTTATTCACTACATATAAGACACATATAATAAATATTCATTATGGATTTCCTACCCTTTGAAATAAATTTAAGTCCCCTAGATATCACGAAATATGGGCCTGTTTGGGAGATTCCTCACTATCTTACGGACAAAGAACTCGAAATACAGACTGAAATTGCAGATAGACATTCTCCGATAGACCTTGAAATATACCCTAATAAGACTATACAGAAGTCTCCAAGTAAGAAATCATTAGACATATATGAACATTATCGTAATGGTAATATACCGAATTATGTGAGAGAGTTATTCCCATTAGCTGATTATAGCTGTTTGAATAAGGTTATTGCACCCGATAAGTATAACTCCGATATGAACATATACGAAAACACATGTCCTGTGGAAAGAGTCCAAGGTAATCCTAAAGGTATGAAGTATTATCCACCTCACCCTGATGGTGGGAAATTGATTACTGTATTAAATCCGCTGTGTCCCGTGAAGTCTGTTCCTACGACCTTTAATGGTTATCGTGCAGAACATGAACCTGTGGATTTGGGTTGGGAAGTCAATAAAGCTTATATGTTTGTTCCTTCTTATAATTATTCATATCATAGTTATATTGGGGATAATGTGACTGACCGCTGGGTGACCAACTATAATATTATGGGAACTATTAAGAAACAACCCGATATGGAAGTATGGAGAAATGTCCCCGAATGGACTTCTGAAAAGGTTGTGAATAAGAATTGGTATTATAGTCCTAAAGATTCTCGTGAGTAGTCCGCGAGTCTCGTAGGGTATATGTAGAATCGGGCGTTGTTAAACAGACCCCGACAATGATAGTATGACCTGTGTATATCAATAGCCATGGAATATCTTGGTTTGTCTGTAGGATTTGGATATACTTCGTGTTCTAGGTCACTCGTAAATATATGTAAATCTCCGACCTCGTTTTGTATGTTCCCTATATCCTCATACCAAGTTTCTGTATAATCACCACCAAGAAAGATATTACAATTATAAAAGAGTTCTGCTCTACTGGGATTACCATGTGCATGTATCTGTAAACCTTTATCTGTCTCTAGTTCATTACACCAACATTGCATAAGAAGATAATCAGACTTGAATTCTTTTAATTTAGATAGTCTTTGTGGTATATTAAGAGTTTGTATATCGGGGTGATATAACCAGTTGTATAGTGTAAAGGACGAGGTAAGACCTGTATATCCACTTCCGTTATATTCGTCTGTGGGTATTAGGTCTTTATCTCGTTGTATGATATCACAAATAAATGAACATTCATCTTCTGTGAAGAATCCTGTATATTTGTTGTGATACTTACTTATTCCCTCGATATCCATAATCGGTAATAATCGTCCTGTAGATAGTCAGACTCGTCACCAATTACAGTAAAGAATGAAGATTGTCTATTGAGGTCACGATATTCATGGTCATATTCTAGATATTTAGAATCAGAATCACCACCGATTCCTCTCCAACCATAAGCACATTCTCCATTATTGAAATATGGACGAATTACAGTTTCCCATGATTGATTTAATTCTTCGTTTGATTCTTTATCACCAAGATAATATATTCCATTTGCACCTTTTGGTGATTCTAACCTGTATAATGAATCCTCTATTTCTACCTCAATCGCTTGTTGTAGTCCTGTTGGTGTAGGGTCATAATCTTCTTTGACCGTATCTGTATTGAGTAATTTATATAATTCTTTGTAAGAACTTGCAGTTGCAGCGAAGTAATATGGACTATATTCTGTTGAATCGTCCCACCAGTTGATAAATTGTTGTATTGGTATAAGATTCTCTGTTGTGATTCTCACTCTATCGTCATCACAAATAGGTTTAGGTGGATTATTGGTGCAACCTCTTTCGGGTATATTCTCTAGGGACAATATAGAGACCACATCTTTGACTCGGGTATGTCCTTGTAATACTACAACCTTATGTTCCCCGTCTACGGTCTCTCCAGCCGTCCTGTATAGGTTTAATATATTCCAAAACCCGTCTCCTTCGTCTTTGAAGTTGATTATTTTTGCTGGTTTGTAGAATAAGTCTTCTTCATAGTTGGTCATAACATATAAATCATGTAGATTTACACCATCATGACTTTCCCACATTCTTTGTCGTGACATAGAGTCGGTCAAGATATTAACATCATTAACTGACATTCCACCGTCACCACAATATACAAAATAAGTTGTCACTGCACTCATATTTTCTCCATAATGTTTATTCTATTATTTAGTGTCCTTTAAAACATTCTTACAATGTGGACACTTTAATGGGATATCCAATAATTTAGTAATTGCAACATGTTTATCCCAATCCTCTCTTTCTTTTTGAGGTGTGTTGAACATTTCACTGGGTAATGGAAACCCTATATGTTTTACGCTTCTTTGTTCGGATTCCATAATGTAAGATTTTTGGTTTTCAATCTATTCATAACAATAGTATATCTATTTTGTTCTGCCTTCCACTCCTTTAACCACAAATGTCCATCTCTCTCTGCATCTATAAAGATTGCATTAGTAAATGCAATTGGTAATAATACACATATATGTATAACAATACTTACAATAGTATTATATCCAAACCACCCTAGATAGTTTGCAGCCAGAAATCCAAAGAACACACTCCATACAGTAAACAATACCATCATAAAGTATGTTTGTAGACTAGGGTCTGCAATATATTTTAAAGGATTGTATCTCACATCCATAATTCGTCTCCAGCCATACACAAGTTTCATTACGACTCTTCTGAATAGACTTGGCTTTTTTACATTTGGTTTCATCATATCATTCTCCTGTGTGATGTCGTATATATTCTCTCAATACATGAAGTCCATAGGACAACCATGTGATAACAACTATACTCCAAAATAACACTTCCATGTTATAAGTTCCTTACATTACCTCGTAATGCAAAATAAAGACCACCGACATATAAACTAACATGTAGATAATCTTTGTAAATTACATCCCATAAACTCGCGGGACTTAATATCCATATTACACCTGTTGCAATACAAGTCATGGTAATACCACTAAATCGAGTTATCAAATCTCCCATGGAGTATATAACTTCTTTTGCAAATGGTGTTGTGATTCTTGTTAGGAAAAAATGTCTATTGTGCCATGGTATCAGTGAAAATAATCCACCGACCATGAGTCCAACAGCTGCACCTATCTCACCCCATGTGACAAACCACCACACAATATAGGGTAAACCCCATGCTTCTGCCACTGCACCTGTGACAGGAAGTTTACTCAACCCCTGTTGTAGGAACATTGCAGATAGTGGTATTCTTAAAAAGAATGTTGCAATATTGGCTGGTGCTTTGAAGTCACTCATTTTCCTATATCCTTGATATTGTTTTTACCTATCACTTGATATGCACCTTTGTTGTAAGCTGGTGCAATAGTATATTGTGAGGATATTTTTAGTTTCTCTTGTTCCCATTCGAGGTTCTTCTGACCTCCACCACCACCTTGGAGTAGTAGAGAAGGTATCTTTTCTGTTTCAGATACCTCTTTGATTACACGGTCAAAGATTTTCTGTTGTTGCAGAATCATTTCTTGATACTTTTGTCTCTTTGACTTCTTGGAAAAGGCCTTTGTCTTTCTCCTCTTACCATGTGGCCCATAACGGATAGAGGAACTTAAGTTTAAATATCCCATGGTTCCCATTATACATGAAAACCATGGGTATTGTCAAGTGGTATTATGAATTAATACCCGCAGCTTTGATTACTTTTGGTAATCTGCCACATTTCATTAATTTATGTGTTTTGTCTGCGAATGTCTTTAGATACTCGGCAGACAATGATACTATTCTACGCATTCTTATCTCCTCGTTGTTGTGTGACCATCCGTGACTGACCTTCGGTTTCCCTACTCGTTCTTGTCACATAAATGTCACATTAGTATATAGGTCTATTGCCAGTCTTTTGAGACCATTAATACTGCATCAGACCCATCTCTATAAAAGTTTCTCACATATGAATGTCTAACGAATCCCTGTCGTAGTGCCATTTTTATACTGGGTTCGTTATCTACTTTAACTTCACACCATACATTTCCAAACTCTGCACCAAACTTCATTATTTCATTTCCTAATCCCTGTCCATGGTAATCAGAATGTAAAACAGTTTCGTGTATATGATGTCTGTCTAGAATCTTGTTTATGATTGTGTATCCTACAATCTCGCCGTCTAAATCAGCGAGATACACACCTTCTAATATCTCTCCGTCTTCTTCTGTGTATCCAGCATATTGATTCAACCAACTCCATTTCGACCTTACAGGTAAACCTAAATCAGCATTCTCCTCTATAGATTGAAGAATACCTATATCGTTGGGTGTGGCTTGTTTTATATGTAGTCTATCCATCCTGTATACAAATATTTGTTATCTTTGAGTGGTGGATTACCTCTATGAAAATGTGTGAATCCAGCAGGCCACAATATAAAGTCACCCTGTGTAGGTTTAACTCTCTGTGACTGATATAAGAATTCTAGTTCTCCACCTTCTTCTACATCATTTAGGAACAATCCCCATGCAAGTAATGTGTTTTTAGATTCAATTGTATGTTGGTGTTCCATATGCCAGACATGATATCCTTCTGTTGGTTTAGTCTTTTGCATTTTTGCACCACCAAGTCCAACATAATTATAATTATTCTCTATAGGATACTTCTTGAAGAACTCGGGTATGATTTCTTCATTGATTACACCTGTAATATGTTGTGTATTTGGTAATGCAGAACCACTCAATTCTACTATCCCTATTGCATTGTCTTTGATATCCAGTGTAGAAGAGTTTCTATCATGAGTAAGACCGATTCTCTCACATTGGTCGAATGTTTCTATACAATCATTACAGAATCTTTGGTCAAAGAATCCTCTGAATAATAAAATGTGTTCACCTAAATCTTTTATTTCTTTCATTATATAATATTCGATATTGCAAATGCAAGTATGAACAACACACCAAAAAATGCAGTGAGTAATCCTATTGCAGTCACAAGAAGTTGTATTGGTGTCGGGTCATATTCTTCTTTTGCACCCAAACCAAATAACAACTTCAATATAATTCTCATTCTTTTGGATTAAACACGACATTGCATAGACCGAGTTTATTCCGTCTTACAATTTCGTTCTTAACCTTTTGTTTTAATTTTGGTCGTTGTCCTTCTTTGTTGTAAGCTTCTATCAGTGTATCTATTGATTGACATTTCATATATTCATGTTCAATAGTCACTTTTTTAGTTTGTCTATCAACTCTGACTTGACTCTTCCCGAACTTCACTGGCATTGTCCACTATCTCCTGTAAATCTGATGGCAACTCAAAATAGAGTTGTAAATAAAATCTTGTTCCTTTTTGTATAGGTTGGAAACTTGTCCATAAATTATGGTGAAAGTTATGACCTATCACTGTTCCTTGTCTCGTTTGGATTGTATGATTATTAACAACATAATCACCCCCAACGAAATCGTCATTGAGAAAAACAATAACAGTTCCACTATCACCTTTTTCTATCTCCTCACTTGCATTACTCCAAGGAACAAAATCACCCTCACTGATTTGATAAAATTGACCTTGGGTGACATTTCCAAAATAAACACCTTTTGGTAATGCAAAATCTATCTTTTGCACTATGTCGTCTAATACTTTTGTCTTATTGAGAACTGCCCATTGACAGTCGGGTCTATTCTCTACTCTCCATACACCACCATTTCTGATTGTCTCGTCTTTTGGTAGTTCAATACCGTCAACTATTGTAGTTTCTACAAGTGGTATACTTTGGAAATCGACAATTAGTTCTTCACATAATTCACGATTTATAATCTCGTCAAATATCAATATCTGATTTGTATTTAGTTGGTATTTGTCTATTTGACCGTAATCTTTAGTTATGTCCATTTATATGTCCTTGTGGAAAGAAGAAGTTTACAAAACTATATCTCCAGTTGTCCTTGTAATCATTGTAATCCTCAATATATGCACCATGCATTTTAGAACCACCGAATAAAACACAACGGTTGAATTTTGAAGGTATGATATGGTCTATATCCATAATCTCTTCGACTGGTTGTATTAGTCCTTCTCCTTCATTGTTTTGCAACCATGTAGGTTTATATACAGCTGTCCCGCCATTCTCAAACTCGTCTAGATAAACTAACATATTGACAACACTCTCTTCCTGTGGGTCTTTAAAGTTTCCGTCTACATGTGGAAAATGTTGCATTGTCTTATCGTAATCTTTTATTGTCTTAAAACAGTTTACCTCTATCAAATCTTGCCAACGATATTCACCTCTATGAAATCCATATTGTCTCAAGAGTTCTGTAATTCTAACTTGTTGGTTTATCCATAATCTTGTTGGGTGTCCTACAGTATCAACTATTCTACAATCAAGATAGTCTATTCCATTTGGCGATTGTCTTTCCTCGTTATATTTCCATAGTGGATATTGTCTTTCTGATATATGTTTTTTGACCTCATGTGGATTCTCAAAATAATTCTCTATGTAAATTACCTCATGTTCTCTGTCATAACTGATATCCCAGTCTGCACTTTGTCTGTATAATGTATCTATTGAATAATACTCACTCATTGAATAAAACCTCGTATGAAAAATTGTCACCGTCATCTATATCATTTAACGGTTCGTTGTGGTGAAGATTAAATGATATTGCAACCCTATTGTAATCGTCTTGCACATTATGTGGTTCGTCAATACTGTGTAGTAGATAGGACGGCCACAACATAACCTCACCCTCTGTTGGTTGTATAGAAATTTCCATGTGTGAACCCTGTGTTCCTGTTATGAATGCATTAGGCATAGGTGACGGTATAGTATCCGAAGGACTAGAATGTGAAAATACATTTTGATTTGGACTATAAAACTTTATAGGTTGGTCTGCACCTTGAACTCTAGGATAGTATGTTCCACTCAATGTAGTTTTTACATGATTGTGTGCATGGTGGACTATACCTTCTTCATATTTACTGACCCATGAGAACAAATGTATATCTTTTCTATTGAGATATGATATGTCTCTTCCAAATTGGTCTTTTACAAATTGCACATATGTATCTTTTATAATATTTGCAAAGTCTCTATACCATGGTAAAGACTTCATTCTAATTCTATTATCTTGAAAGAAATAGTTTGTATAGTTTCTCTTTGGATTTGGGTCTAGTTCTTTACACTCTTTAAGTAATTCTTCACATGAATCTGCAATATGTCCGTGGTCATATGCAAAAGTTCCTCTCAAAATTGGAGTGGGGAATATATCCCATATTTGTTGTTGTCCTAGTGGTCTAAAGTCACTAGGTTTTTCAATCTTTGGTGGTCTCATTCTTTTTCACTGCAGCTCCAACCCCAGGCTCACCTTTGATTGTCACATTTCTATAATATATTATTACTTCACCCATTTGTTTGATATATCGTTTGAGTTCTTGCATATCCTCTGCCATGACTTTGTAGTCACCGATAGTAGTTGCAACAAACAATATCTCACCATTGTTTTGTTTTTTCATTTCATCTATGAACTGGTCAAGATATGTATATCCCTCTGGCCAATCGGGATTCTCTCTTTCTGATAGTTCACATGTTTTTGGTCTTTTGAATTGTTCCACACCTTCTTCATTGAATTTAGGTGGGTCGTATTGTATAGTTCTCTTACAAGGATTTACTATTTTTGCTTCTGATACAACGAACCACTTTGGTGCTGTCAATTGCACTGGTCTTGGTAAATCGGGTTGCATTATCTCTATCTCTATTGGTGTAGATACTATTTCAACCTTCTTGTTTGGAAGAAGGGAACAACCACTAATTATCGTTGTTATTAGGATTGGTAAGATTATATAATTCTTTAGTGTCATCTTCTATTCCCTCCATTACTAATTCACTTGCATTATTCATTCTAGTTTCTATCATGCCAGGCTTCTTTAGTGCAAGTAAATCTAAATTGTGCCTTGAAAAGATTGCAAGATATTCAGCTTTCTCTGCTTCTATCTCTGCATTTCTTTTACTCATATTCATAAGAGATTTACCTTGTATCTCGTATGACTCTCTTAAGGTTTCTATAGCTCTAGTTTGTTCTGCCAGAGCACCCTCTAGTTTTATATTGTTCTCTGTCAATGTCTGATTCTGATTATACAGATACCAAGAACCTAACCCTAGAACAAGTATCAATGTAATTAACATTTGTTGCATTATTCATCGTCTCCATAGTCATAGTCTTCGATTATATAGTTCAGACCAGCTGCACTTCTATATTCGACTATCTTTCCATCTTCGTCCTTGAACTTAAGATGTTTTTCTTTTTGGACTAATATTTTTTTGGTGATATATGACCTATCGTCTGCGTCACCCCATTCTTTATTGAAAGATACAGTGACCTTATATCGTGTTAAAAAGAAGGATTGAATCCAAGTCCAAATCTTTTTAATTATTTCCCAAACTTTTATAAAGAAATTCTTCATATCCTTATTTAGTGTATAACGAAACCCCTCTCCATCCAATACTCTTCAGCAGTGTCGAGGGGTCTCTAGTCTAGAATCTTCCTACTCACAGTCGTTATCTGTTATTGCAGCCCGTCTACGGGAGAGGGTCACGAACCCTCGGTCTTCTAGTCGTTCTTTCTTAACTCTTTAAGTTTATTAATTGTTTCTTTTGCACTCGTATGTATTATTCCGATACCACCAGCAGCTTCCCATGCTTCAATGTTCTTTGGTCTATCGTCAATCAAGACATTACCTTCCATTGCATATGCAGCTTTCTGACTTCCAGTAAATGTGCAGTTCACAACAACATTAGGGTCAACATATCTTTTTATCCACTGGTTTTTGTCATAGACAACTAAATCTCTGTTTACTACACCAGCTGCAGTCAATATCTCCCATGGAACATTAGTGTGTTTGATATATGCAAGTAAGTCATACATGTCAACCATAGGTGGTAAGTTTGCAAATAGTCTTTTGTTTGTTAATTCTTCTTTTCTATTATCGTAATCTGAATGACCTTTGTCGTCATTTGTTAGAGGGTGTCCTAGGTATGTCTCACAACCTCTCAAGAAGTCTGCAAGAACTCCGTCCATATCGACAAATATATAACCTAGTTTATTCAAAAGCTTTCTCCATTTCTTTCCAGTCTGCTGGAGTATAACCAGTCATGATAAACTCCCTCTCATCTTCATTAAGATTAGGAAAGATATCTTGGATTAATCTTGTCCTAGTAGGAGAGTTCCACTCTTCTATTTGTTCATTAGTAATGTCAACATATATCTTGTTCCAATTACCAGTTAGGGGACTAATTCTTTCTATTTCTACCATAATCTTTACCTCTTTTTACTATATTAGTATACTAAAAAGCTGTAGTCATTGTCAAGGCTTTTTCTAGTTCATATGCCTCTTTTTCACATATTATTCCGTCTGTTAAAATCTGTCTTAAATGCACCATTTCGTGTGCAAGGGTGATATACTTTTCATTATTGTTTTTTATATAAATTGTAATATATGGTATATCGTCTAGGTGTCTAGGGTATTCTATCAACCCCATTTGTGAAAACTGGGGTGGAAGGGTCTTTATAGTCAATACAGCCTGCTTATCGTCAATCTCAAGGGTTCTAGCGTGTTTTATTGACTGTTCTAATAGTTCTTTCTGTCTACAATATATCTCCATCGTCATACTCTAATTCTTCAATCACATCATTATCTATGTCTGAACCACAAAAAGGACAGTGTAGTAATTGATATGATTCTGTCATTTCATGTCCTACCTCACATTCTGATTTACAACTTGGACAATATATCTTAAAAATCTTCATGTTTTTTCTCTCCTAGAATTTCGTTCCAAAAGTTTTCCATTGTTTTTTTCTTACCATTTATTGTTGCAAATGGAAGAGAGTGTTTGGAATCTGACTCGTAAAAGTCCATTCCCTCTATATAGATTCTTCTCTCGTTTATAGGTATATTTTTTTCGTCAACTAGAGGAATAGACAAAAACATATGTTTCCATCTCATAGATTCTACACACTGTTTATCCTCTCTAGGTAAATATAATTTACAAACCTTGAGATAATTTCTAGACACGCCTTAAACCATTATGCCATTGTTCGAACTCTGTAAATCCACCTAGATATTCACCGTTTGCAGTGATTTGTGGAAAAGTTCTGGCACTCGGAAATTTCTCAAAGAGTTCTTCTCTAGTGAAGTCCTCGTCTAACATGTAGTATTCAAATTCATATCCTTCTCTTTCACAAAGATTTTTTGCTTTTACACAAAAAGGACATTGTGGTTTACTCCATATTTTTATCATTTCATAGTTTCCTCAATAAATTGAGACAAAGTTTCTATATCTGATTCACTCAACATTCCTGCTTGAGCCCACATTGTGGAAGACATATTACCAACTTCTTCTCTGTTTTTATATGCATACAATCTCTGACTTATATAATCAGAGCTCTGCCCTGCAAGTTTTGGGAACATTCCCATACCTTGTCCTTCATTACCATGACAAGCTGCACAACCACCCCATAATCCTCTGATAGAACTGAAAGGGTCTTCAGCTGCAGCTGCCTGTTTTTTTGCAGTTTGTTCTGACAAACTACCATATTTTTTTACATACTCTTCATAACACTCACCATAACATGAACTATTACTTGAGTATCCAGTATATTCCATATTAGGATATATTACAGTTGCAAAGAATCCTGCGAGAATCCCACAACCGAACAATACCATTCCTAATTCTCTCATTTATACTATATGTTGTTGCCTATCCTCTCTGGCTGTATATTTTTTACCTGTCTTACGACCATAATATGTATCTTTTTCTATACCCTTATTACCATGGATATCTTTTACCAATAACATGTAAAGACATGACATTGTAATCCATAATATAGGTAATATCAATATTGATTCTATCATAATTTAAAGTCTGCAAATGTATCGTCTGACACATCTTGTTTGATACCTCCGATAAGGTATGATTCTATTTCTGTCTCCTGTGGTGCATTCTGTAGTCCTCTACTATTTAACCAATGTCTAGTCCATGGTAAAGGATTATTTGCACTAGATATATCATATATAGGGTCTAAACCAATCATTCTCATTCTCTTGTTTGCAATGTATTCTACATATTGACCTAACACCTGTGAAGTAAGACCAATCATAGAACCGTCCTTGAATAAAAACTCTGCCCATTCTTTTTCTTGTTTCACTGCATCTTCATACATTGTGTAAACTTCTTGTTCACAATCTTTCATGACTTTATTCATTATCTTATCATTCTCATGTTTCTGATAACATTTAAGTATGTGTTGTGATGTTGCAAGGTGTTGTGCCTCATCTCTGGCGATGAATGATATTATCTTTGCACTTCCTTCCATCAGTTTAAGTTCACCAAATGCAAAACTACATGCAAATGAAACAAAGAATCTTATACCCTCTAATATATTTACAGATACCAGTGCAAGATATAGAGCTTTATATAACTCATAGTCGTCAACCTTTAATCCAAGAAGTCTTCGTCTTCCAAGTTCGATAAACTTATCATATTTCTCTGTGACCATTTCAGCTCTCTTGATAATTGCTTCTTCGTCCAGTATAGTGTCGAATACATCACTTGGGTCTGCATAAACATTTTTGATTATGTGAGTATAACTTCTAGAATGGATTGTTTCCATGAAGTCCCATGTGATAATACAAGATTCTAGTTCAGGGAGAGTCACAAACGGTAAAAATGCTATGGATGGAGCTCTGCCCTGAACAGAATCGAGTAAAGTTTGATACCTCAAGTTTGAGGTAAATATATGTTTTTGTGCATCGTTGAGTTGTGCATAGTCGTTTCTATCTTTTTGTAGGGAAACTTCTTCGGGTCTCCAAAAGAAACTCAACTGTCTCTGTGTGAGTTTGTCAAATATAGGATATTTGAATTCGTCAAATCGTTGTGTGTTCAATTCGTCACCAAAGAATAATTTACCTTTAGTGAAATCGACTTTGTTCTTATTAAATACTGTCATTTTTGTTTTCTCTGTGCTTTCTTCTTTTCTCTATGTGCCTTTCTATCAAAGTATTCATAACTATCAAAATTGTTTATAAAATCAGACTTTCTAGTATTTGTTTCTCCATATATGTCGTGTTCCCAACACCTCTTTGAGTATTCTTCAAAGAGTTCTCTTTCTAATATGGGTTCTATACCATGATATCTAGATTTTCTTCCGTCATATCTACACGGGTGTCTTGTAAATCCTTCATGCTTGGGATAAAGTTCTCTGTATAATTCGTTATAGCCTGGAGTATCAATTACCCGTCCTTTCTTATTGTAAAAATGTAAGAATATGTGATAGGAATATTTACCTAAAAAATACTCTCTCCAGTGTGCAACATTTGGGCCCTGATACATTAACAAGTCGCCAGGTTCTAATAATACAGATATGGATTCTTTCCTTCTCTTCTTAATCGGAACTGCTTGTGTGTTGTCATATATCTCGCCTGGTTTGTTTACCCAATCAGTTGAGTTGTCGACCCATATTGGCCAAGGTCTTTCGTCATCTGACTGATAGTCCAAACATAGTGTTGCACTTATTTCACAACTTGGTCTATCTGCATGTGCTTTTAGATATGCACCTCTTTCATACTTTCTAGAATATGAATAGGTTTCACCTAAATCCATATCGATTACACCTTTGAGTTTATCCCAACAATATCTGTGTAATGCAACACCCCATGGTGCATTATAACAACCCATAGATTTTTGTAGTGAATCTTCGGGTGAGTTGTGTATAATATCGTCTTCTCGATATACTATATGACTGAACTGTTCTGTATGTTCTACAGTTTTCCATGTATCCAAAGTCATTTGTATAATATCCTTTGGTATGAAATCTTTTAGAACGACATAACCTTTCTTCCACAACTTCCAAGTTTCGGGATTAGTTTTACCCCTCATTCCTGATTCTTTTACTTCGTATTCTATAGTTCTATCTTCAAATTGCACACGCATCACAATCTTCCTCACTGTTTGGTGAATCTATCAAGGGTGGTATATAATCATTCGACGCTGAATTAGGGTCTGTAATTACATCTTCAACCTTTCCGTCCATAGTATTCTGATAATAAGAAGTCTTCCAACCATATTTGTATGTGTTGAGTAAGTCTCTTGCCATTACAGATACAGGGACTTCACCATTTTCATAGTTCTCGGGATTATAAGACCAGTTTCCACTGATTGCTTGGTCAAAAAACTTCTGCATAACTGCAACTACATTGATATAACCTGTGTTATCAGGCATATCCCATAATATAGTATATGCATTTTTGAGTAAAGAATACTGTGGAACAACCTGTTTAAGTGTTCCTTTCTTACTCTTCTTAACCGATAGATGGTCTCTAGGTGGTTCTATACCATTCGTTGCATTAGAGACGACGCTAGAACTCTCTGACGGCATTTGTGCAGTGAGTGTAGAGTGTCGTAGACCAAACTCTGCAATGTCTTTCCTCAAGTCTTCCCAAGGCATAGTATATATGGGTTCAACAAGCTCGTCAACATCTTTTTTATATGTATCAATAGGTAATATACCTTTTGAATATTTTGTTCTGTCAAAGTATGCACATTGACCCTTTTCTTTTGCAATTGTATTACTAGATTTTAGAAGGTAATATTGGAATCTCTCCGTCAAATCGTGAACCAGTTTCCATGCATTTGGGTCATCATACTTGACCTTGTTCTTTGCAAGGTAGTGTGCCAGTCCTATGTATCCGATACCAAGACTTCTTCTTGACTCTGTAGATACCTTCGCTGCATTCACTGGATACTCTTGAAAATCTATCAGTTCTTCAAGTCCTCTCACTGATAAATCACAAAGAGATTCCAACTCTTCATCTTTTACAATACCAACATTGATTGCAGATAATATACATAATGCAATCTCACCCTGTCCTTCTATGTGTTGGATAGGGTCTGTTGGTAGTGTAATCTCTTGACATAAATTACTCATGTTTACTTTATCCAAGAACGAACTATGAGTATTACTATGGTCTATATTCATGATATAGATTCTGCCAGTCTCTGCTCTTTCTTTCAATAAATCTGTAATTAGTTCTCTTGCATTTACTTTTTTCTTTGGTATGGAAGTTGCCCTTTCATACTTTTCATATAACTCATTGAACTCCTCTGTTCCAAATGCTTCATATAAGCCTGGAGCTTCATGTGGAGAGAAAAGAGTTATATCCTCATTTGCAAGAAATCTTTTGTAGAATAATTCACTAAACTGTATAGAGTAATCTAGTTTTCTTACACGGTTGTCCTCTGTTCCTTTGTTGTTCTTTAAGACAATAATGTCTTCGATTTCTTGGTGCCATATTGGAAAGTGAACTGTTGCTGAACCCCCTCTGACTCCGTTTTGGGTGCAACACCTAACAGTTGATTCAAATTTTTTAAGGAATGGGACGACTCCCGTATGCTGGACTTCGCCTCCTCTAATCCTAGAACCAAGTCCCCTAATTCTTCCTGCGTTAATACCGATTCCAGCTCGTTGTGCAACATATTTTCCAATGGCCATATCACTTGAGAATATACTGTCGAGAGTGTCGTCTGTGTCAACGAGCACACACGATGCAAATTGTCGTAAAGGAGTTCGAACTCCCGCCATGATAGGTGTTGGTATATTGATTTTGAATCCACTGATTGCGTCGTAGTATCTTTTGACATAGTCTAACCTTATTTCATTATCGTAGTTTTTGAAAAGTGTCATGGATATTAACATATACATGAACTGTGGTGTTTCATACACCGTTCCTGTTGACCTATCTTGAACCAAATACTTATCTACAATCTGTTGTAGTCCAGCATAGGTAAAGTTTAGGTCTCTTGAGTGTTTGATAAATGTATCACACTTATCAATCTCCTCGTCTGTATACCATGATAGTATATCTTTATCGTATACACCATAGTCTATATTTCTTTTTGTTATGTCTTTGAGTGGTGGATATATTTCTGCGTCTTTCCACTTTGTATTGAATACTTGTTTCTGAATTCCAAAGAGTAATAATCTTGCAGCCACAAACTGATAATTAGGATTCTCTAATGATATCAAATCACTTGCACTTTTGACAAGTATCTTTTGTATTTCTTTTGTAGTGATACCATCAAAAAACTGTATACCACTGTTCATTTCTACTAATGATTCTGATACACCTGTAATTCTCTTACAAGCTTTATGAACCATTTTGTGTATTTTGTCTAGATTGATTTCAACTTTTGACCCGTCTGACTTGACGACTTTGATTTCCCCATTCATGCTTTTGCATACTCCTTTAACTTAACTTTTGCAGAAAGGCCACTGTAAGTATTAGAAGTAATTATATCTACTATTTCATCTTGACTCAAACCATTCAGAACCATGTCATTGATATCTTTTATATCAGATACCCTTCTATCGTCCCAAATACATACAGACCACCCGAGGTCTATAACCTCATCAATCTTTTTTATTATCTCTGTATTTCTTGGTTCGTTGTCATAAATGAGTATTGCATTCTCTTTTATACTATCATCTATCTTTTTGAAATCACTTCCACCAACACTAATTGCATTGGGAAGGAATAAACTATCTATCGGCCCTTCTGTGACATAGATAGTTTTTGATTTGTCCACTTTATCAATGTTATAGATGAGTGGAACATCATCTAGGAACCTCATGGTCAAATATCGTAATGGTGAATCATTGATTGCACGACCACTGATACCGACTAGTTCCCCACTCTCACTAAAGAATGGTATAACAATTCGTGGGTCGTCTCCTAAAACTCTGTCCTTATACTTTTCTGATAAGATACCTAGAGTCTGTGCATGTGGGACAAACCACAAATCTTTAATCTTTGATTCGGGTATCTTTCTAGATTCTAGAAAGTCCCTTGCAACTATTTTCTCGTTTGCACGGAAACAGACTGCTGTCAAATCAATTCTCTTCATATTTAGAACTTCTTCACGCGGAGTAAACTTAAAATCGTTTGCACTCGGCATTTTTTTCTTTCTTCTTGGTGCCTTACCATTTTCTTTTAGCCATTCTTTTATGTATTCCTTATGTATCATAGGGAAATGGTCTTTGAGAAAGTTTACACTTGAAGTTGACTTACCACAATTGTGACATTTATATACAAAATTCTGTTGCACTTGGAAATGATATCCTCGTGCTTTGTATGTGTTTTTTGCAGAATCCCCACAATAGGGACACCTGTGATTTAGTGTGTTATCATTCTTCCATTTTGCCATATCCAAGAGAGATACGACTTGCGAAAGGTATTTTCTTTCCAACCATAGCATACATCTATAATACTATAAATGTGGTATTTTTTCAAGAGGGTTTTCTTACTTCTTCTAACTTCTTTTTGGGAACTTGTAAGACATATCTGTTCTCTACAACTGGTGGTGTGAGTTTACCTTTTGGTCTTGCAATTAATCCAGCTGAAGTTATCAATAATAGGATTGCCAGCGGGTCAAATACAAAAATCAAGGCAAAAATGACCCACCTTACAGCGTTGTCAAGATACTTGACAGATTCTTCTTGTCCGTATATAACCTCTGCAACATACTTAATTGGCCCTATTTCTCCCTCTTGTTCTAATTGTAATCTCTGTAAAGGTAATTTATCCTCGTTTAATTTTACTATATCATCTACTATTATGTCAATATCATTTGCAATTTCTATTCTCTCGTCCCTCTGTCTTCTATCGATATAGTTTCTATCTTGTGGTCTTGCAGTGACAATAATATTATCAAGGTTTGCAACTCTATCCTCTAGTCTGTTTAGTTGAGCTTCTTTTGCACCTATTCTCTTATCAATGATAGACATTTCTAGGGTGTAAGAGTCACCTACAAGTGTAGTTTCTATGTTTGCTTTGGATAGATAACCAAATATACCTAATGAAGTAATCAACATGAGTATGAACACCGATAGGGTGAGATAGTATTTCATGTAGTTAAGTCTATCCCAAAATAGGTGTAGGTATGTTGCAGTGACTATCTTACCAAACTCTAATGCAGTCATCATAACTACGGTTCCCATAAATGCTCCAGCAAATATGGTTGCCATACCTATGACTGAAAAGTATGCAGCGATACCAGCGATACCCAAAGATGTCGCAAGTGCAAGATAGTTTAAGAATCTTTCCATAATTTAACGGGTGTAGATATCAAATTTTTTCTTTTTCTTTTTTCTTCCTAGTGCTGTAGGAGCCATTGATATACCAGCTCCTGTTGAATTCACGGGTGCATCTTCTTTCATATCATAATCTATATACTCTCCTAATTCTTCTGCAAGTTTGACACCAGCGTCATAATCAGAAGGATAATGTAATCCTGCTAGAACTCTACCGAATCCACAAATTTTTGCACCTTTGAAGAGTCCTGCTCTGTGTTGTGGATATAGTCTACTATAAATCTCTGCAACCACAAAAGGTTGAACTGTATGTCCACTAGGATATGAAGGTGATTTACTTGTTTCTGTTGAGAATTTATCTAAATCCATTTTCAATTTCTCTGCAACTTGATATGGTCTTGCACGATTGAAATGATTTTTATAGTGTCTTATGATAGGTGAACATTGTTCTTCGATATACTCTATGTTATCTTCATCGTAATCTAAATCATGTTCGTCCAAATATTCTTTTATGTAATATGAAGCGTCTTCGTCACAATTGATATATTGTTTTTTCTGTTCGTCTGTTGTGGTCTCTATGTATTCTACGACTTGTCTTATTTCTTTAACCACCGCTTGTCCTTTGGGTGGAGCTCCCAACATAATCTTTTGCCAACCGTCTTTGAATATTTCTATCTTATTATACTTTACTTTTTTCAAATCCTCGATAGGTTTGAAAATCATGTTGTCTATATCTAATACTTCTTTAATATACATCGTCTGCACACACATACACTTTATCTGCATTAACATATCCTTCGTATATGTCAACACCATAGATTTTTGTTTTAAAACTCTTCACTAGACACTCTGTTTTTTCATTATATATTTCGTCATTTTGGTGGAGTTTTCTTCTTAATCTATATGTTGTGTTCTCCTGTAAGTCCATAAAATCGAGTGCCTCTGTTATATGGTCGGGGTTTAGTTTGTTATTATCTTTTAGATATCGATAGAACTTCTCGTATAGTTCTTCTGCTTGTTCGTCACTTAAGTTTGTATGTTCTTTTAGTAATAGTAATGCAACTGCATATGAGGCAAATTGTGTTTTACCAAAAGGGACTTTCTCTATGATTCTCTTGAGATTAAATACCAGTCTATGTAGTAGAGTTATGGAAGACTTCTCCATTTTAGTTTTAGGATTGTTCTTGACCATTTTCCCATTCTCGTCCTCTATCTTTTTGATTCTTTTTCCGTCCTTGTCTATAAAACCAAACTTAAAGGCTTTATGTTTCTTAAACGGTGTGACCAACATTTTAAGTATGCGAAAAACTATAAGTGTATCTACGATTCTCATACAACTATTTAGGTATTTTTAAAGTTCTCTTAAACGCTGTGCAAGGTTTAAGTCTATGTCTATATCTGTCTTCCATGTGTTCTCGACATAACCGAGGTATAATAACATGGTTTTTATTGAAGTCCAGTAATTATCGTCTTTGATTTTGAATTCTAACATTCTCATACATGCATGATAACCAAACACATTGAATAGACATATGATATGATTTAACATGAGTCTTTCTCTCAACTCACCATTCGTGTGGTATCTGTGTAGTAATCTTTTGAGGTATCTAAATCTTCGTAGGTCTTCTTGGAAGTCTTCCAAGTCCTGACACTGGGGGTCATCATAATGCTTTAATGCATATGCTTGAAAGTTTTTTGCTGTTATTTTATCAAATAGACTCATAATGTAATAGTATGTAGGTGACCCCGAAGGGTAAAGTTCACAGTTCTTCCAGTGAGATTAGTCACTGTAGATTGGACACGACTCCTTAATCTAATGAACCGTAAACTTTATAACAACCATTATCTAGTTGTTCATACTTCACATTAAGGTTAATAATCTTCTCTTCTTTTTCGAATTCGTCAATAGGTGTGTCAACAGACTTCCCTGTGATTTCTCCGAATTTAGAAAATGCAAGACTAAATTCACCTTCTTCTAATGTAAAGTCTAAATCCTCATCTGCAGCCTGGGGATTTAGTCCAATTTGTGAGAGTTTGGCTTTCATTTGTTCTACTGCAGCTTTTGGGTTTAAGTATTCTGATACTGCAACATGACCTAATAGTGCATTGACTCTATCTTTTACTTCAGCATCGTCAATTTCGTATGGAACAAAACCTGCTGTTCTTAAATCAAATCCTTCTCGACCATGATTTTCTGTGATAAAATTTTTAAATGTTTTCATTATTGCTCCACTGCTATACCAACACCGAGGACTTCTGCATTTGCAGCGAATACCTCGTCACTTGGGTCTTTCACTATTATTTCACTTGCACCTCCACCTAGGGTAAATGTCCCTATAAGTGAATTTGCACTGGTTTCTACAGAAACTAATCTATTTGTAGTTCCTGAATTTACGACTCTAACATGTGTTGCACTTCCAAAGTTTGAACCATTTGTTGTGCTAGTTCCACATGCAGCTTCTGAACCTAATACTTTAATTTTCATAACTATCCTCTAAATTATGCAGAAACAGTAATTGTTCCAGCAGCTGTTCCTATTGCACCACTGTTTGTGATAGTTGCGTTTCCACCACCTACAGAGTCAACAATTGTTCCACCGTTTAATGAAACTGCATTTGCACCAATACTTAATACATCACCTGCGTCTGTAGCTGCATTGTTAGCACCTATTGCAAGTGAGAATACTAATTCGTTAGTTGTTGAACCACTAGCATATGATAATGTGTGGTTTGCATTGTTGTCATTAACGACAGTCAATTGAGGTGTTCCTGCTACAGTGACATCTTCGTTGAATATAACTTTAACAGATAATGTTCCACCATCTGATTTATCAAATGCTGTTGAAACGAAATCAATGTTTGTTATATCAGCCTGTCCGATACCTGTAGATAGGTCAGCTCCAGTTGCAACTAAAATCTCTGTAAGGTTTCTTGAACCTACAGCCTTTTTTAGAACCCAACCTTCTGATTTAGCGACACAGTTTTTCTTATCTGCATCCGAAAGCCATTTTGGTTTACTTTCGTCTGCGTCTGATACTCCCCATAATGCCATATTTCTATCCTCTCTTTATTTTGCAACCTTTAAAATAGCCTTAAAGGTCTTTTTAAATGTTTTTACATCTTTTTGTAAAAGTCTCAAGTATTTATCTCTTACGGGGGCTCGAACCTTCATTAAAGTGTCATGAACTTTGATTGCATCGTCTGCTTTCACCTTCATGTCTTTCATGTCGTCTGTTCTGACCTTACCGTTTTTATTGGTGTCCTTGAACTTCCTTAATTGCACTAACATATTTGCATCAGGTCTCAATTGAGTCCCTCTTGCCTGTGAATTTAGTGCGTCTATTGCTCTATCTATGACTTCATCTTCTTGAGCTTCAGAGTATTTACCTCCACTCATTGTAGATATTTTCTCCAGTTTTTGTCGAAGTTCTTTTTCGTTCTTCGATTTTGCAACTGCACGAGCAACTTTTTTATTACCACCGTCTGACATCATTCCAAAGTCTCCGACTTTTTCGAGGACTTTCCTTGTCTCAACGGTATCTTGTTTTACATATCCTAACTTTCTTAATTTCTCTTTGAAGAGTTTAGTTCTTCCGTCTGTTGTTAGAATCTTTTCTATTGCCTTCTCGACCTTGTTCATTACAATGCACCATATACATCACTATGATTTGCAAATTTACTTTTTGATTGTCTCATTAAATTATCAAAAACTTTGTTTCTTAAATCTATCAATTCTTTAGGCATGTGACCATATACTTTATGCATATCTTTGATATTACCTAGTAGTTTGACAGCTTCTCTATCTTTCAATTCCTTTGCAAGTAATAATAATGATTCGTTGTGGTCGTTTCTATCTGTTAACTTTGCAATCTTTTCGATTACTTTTGGATTCATTTCTTTCTTTTCTACAATCATATTTCTATATGAGTCCATAACAGATTCATAAGCTTTTCTGTTGTTTCTTTTATTCATGTAGTAATCTTTCAAGAAATCTTTAGCTGCACTTAAAGGTATTTTATAATCTTTTGCAATTTCTTTTGCAGTTGCCCCTTGTTGGATATCCATGAGTAGTTGACCCATTTTACCTTCGTCTAAATCTAGGTCTTCTTTTTTATCTTTCTTACCTTTCTTACCTTTTGCTTTGTATCCACTTGCAAATGCAGCTCGTCTTTGGGCGTCACTTGCAAATCCTTCATTTAGAATTGCGTCTATGAAATCTTCTACTTCGTCCTTTTGACTAATCTCACCATTTTCTAGTGCCCAATCGATTAATTCGTCTTCGACTTTTCTAGGTAAATCTTTTTGTTTTGACATACTTCTAAATGCATCTATATGTCTTCTATGTTTTGTAATGAGTTTTTTCCAGTCTCTATCTCTAGGATACATTTTAATTACATCTTTGTAATTCTCTTCTATCTCTTCGGACTTACCTTGAACCTTTGCAGCCAAGTCTTTATCTGCACCACCCCATGTTCCTTTTGATTTAGTGACAAAGGAATTAACGCGTGCATGTCCCCATTGAACTGCGTTTGTTCCAGGCCTATGACCTGATTGCCATGCTTTGACTCCTCTTTGGAATACTTGTTTTAGAATACCGAATGGCATTCCTGTTTTTTCTGCTTTCTTCTTGAGAGCTTTATCGGGTGATTCTTCTAGATTTTTTTTTTCTTCTTTGAGTGGGTCGTTTTCTGCTTTTCTCATCATTCTCATTGCAAGGTCAACAAGAGTATGGATATTTGCTTTTTCCATTTTCTTTTTGTTGTTATCGTTTACCTTGTCATAGATTTGAGAAATCATAGATGCAGTAAACATATCTACTGTGACTCCACCAACCTTTTTATGTTGTTTTTTACTCACAATATCATTGATATCAGGCATAAGGTTTCTACCTTCTATCATTAATGATTCGTCTAAAAGACCAACTAATCTATTAGATTCAAATGATTCGTTTGCAAACTTAAGTGCATGTTTTACTTCTCTTGAGTTTAGAATCTTACTACCATAGAATTTTTTGATTTCTTTTTGTGCAACTGACATTGCACCACCAAGGTCTAATGCAACCTCGACTGCTTTCTTAATTTTTGCATCTCTTACTTTGTTCTTTTTAAAGTATGCAGATACTTCTCGACCTGTAAGTTTCTGTCTTCCATAAGGCCCTAGTGCATCGACTTTACCGTCTTTGTCTAGAACTTTCTTTTCTTTTAACTCTTGGAATATATTCATTTGTTAGAATCCAAATATCATATCATATAAATCGGGGTCATGTTTGTCTAATATAGCTGCAATCTCGTCTCTTGGTTGAGATTCCATATCACTAAAGATTTTATCTAATGATTTAAGACTTCTTTTAGTTAGTATTTCCATGTCGTCATACATTTCAGTCTCTAGTCCTGATTTGAACATTTTCATGAATGAGTTGATTCCTTTGACTACATCATCATATCCACCCTTCTTTTCTCTCTTAAGGATTTTGTTGATTTCAGATGTAATCTTACTGGACTTTTTTGATTTGTATTTCCCCTTCTTTGCTTCACCTAGAGGTTCTATT